ATGTCCTCTTCATCGTCATCGGACTTTTCAATTTCAACGTCCAGCCCAGCAAGCAGACCCTGCCACCCCAGTTGTCCGGTCCTCATCGCCAACTCCGTGTCCAACGCTTCCCTCATGAAGAGCAACGATTCAACAAGCCTGTCCCCGTTGCTTTTCTGGATGCGTTCACCTGCCACCTGGCCGCCGGTCCCGGCTGTGGTCCCAAGATTGACAGGTGCTGTGTTCTTGGCTGCCTCTGCCACAAGGATGGTGAAAGGAACGTCCGCATCATCGCCCAACTCTTCATCGATGTTCCCCAGCTGCGCCCCCATGATGTCTTCAACCATGGACCTGGCAATGCGTGGGGTCATTCCCCCGGACCTTTCCGCCGCCGACATAATCTTGGTCACGCTGGCATCATCGGTCACATCCGGTGTGTTGGTCACAAACTTGTAATATATGGCCCCCAGCCGAACCATGAGCGTGCTGTTGATGATCCAATCATCTTCATTCCGCTCTGGAGCAAACACCTGCTCTTCAGTGTCCCGCCTGGACTGCTGCATTGTGGCCCGGTTGAAATCCTTGATCTCGCCAAGAAACAATGGAGACAGACGGAACGCACGCCGGACCTTTTCACCGTTGCGCTCATCATAGTTCTGGAACATGGCGTCATTCATCTGCTGATCTTTCAACGGCTCAATGTCCAGCTTCATTGTCCCGCTTCCGGTCAACTCTGGCATTTCACTTGCCGGCTCTGCTTCCAATATCAGGAATCGGCTGTAATTCGACTGGCCCTGAATCTGCTCTTCAACGAACTGTTGGACCCGCTGAATGGAACTTTCCGTCAACTGTCCGTTGGACACCATCACAACCATGGACGGGATGTTGTTGTTTTTCAGGGTCACATAGTTGATTTCCTCAGCCGCCCGACTCCCAAAGATGCTGAACAGGTTGCCAATGTATCTGGGCAGACCATATGGTGACCGTGGACTGTACAGCTTGAAGTGAATCAGCTCATTCGCCCGCTTATGGACCGGCCACGTGTCATCCTTTTCCTCACCAGTGGCCACGTCATACACCCTGGGGTCACCGAACTCTTTGAACCACGCCTTGTGACCTTCCCTGATCTGGCAGAACTTTCTGAACCGCTTCCAAGTCTTGCGGGTGTCATAGCCCCATGTGCCATCCTCTTTTTGGATGCGCACCTTTTCTTCAACCTGGACCGGCTCTGCGTCCATCCTTCCCAAACGGACCGTATGTGAAGGCAACTGGTTGACCAGGGCTGGTTCACCACCCAGGTTGTTGATGATTTCCCAATAGGCATTCCCGGTGTCCTCCAGATCATGCCTGGTATCCCGCTTCACCTTGGTAAAGGACCGCCCGCCATACCCGCAATTGCGGAAAAAATTGCCAACCCGGATCATCTCTTTGCGCATCGCTTCCTGCTGATCCTTGGGTGTGGACTTAGACACAGGTGTCAATGGTTTCAGCTTCCAGCCAAACCCGGCAATGTTGGTTTCCATCGCCTGAACGCACGGCCCCAAATCTGCGCTGTGCTCTTCAAGTTGCGCCAGGGTGAGCAGATCATAAGGCGGATACAGCAGCTGCTTGGAATCATACATGGCCCGGAATGGGTCTTTGCCCAAGTCATTGCTGCGCCCAGCAACTTCCTGGCCCTGCTTTGTGACCCCGACCACAATGGCCCGGACCGCTTGCTGGTTCTTGGATTCCTCAACCACCTTTTTTCGCTCAACAGGTTGCGCCCTTCCCGACTTCCTGACTGGCAACTCTGTGACTTTATTCCGCTCAACCATGGCTCACCTCAAATCACCCCTGGTTCAGTCTGACGCTTTTTCCTTGTGCGGACCTTTCCCAAGGCCATCCGCACAGCGATATCAACAGCATCAAACATGTCATCGTGCTCACCGTCCGGCAGCTGGACCAGCTCAGACAAAAGATCGGTTTGGCCCTGCCTGAAATGAATCCTTCCGTCTTGAAGGTGAGAACTCAACAACCAGGCACGTGTTGTTTTGTCCGTCTGTGTGAAGATGGGCACCACCGGCACATCCTGGTAGTTGGCATTGGCCTTGATCTGTTGAGGCACGACCGCCTGGAATGCATTGGCCTCAATTCCGACCCGGACCGCCTTGTGCCGCCTGGCCACGTCCACAATCTTTTCAATCTGCTGGTTCATTGTGTAGCGACCACGGATGACCTCTTCAACAAAAAATTCCTTCCTGTCTCGATGATGGGCCACGACCGCCGCCGCAAAAAAGTCACCACCAACCTTGCCAACAGACAGGTCCACACCCATCCACTTTACAACCCCGGCTGGCAGAGTGTCAAACCGCTTCTGAAGCCAATCCCACTGAACAATCCGGCCCTGCATGCCCTCGACATCCTGCTGATACTGGCCATCAAAGAACACCGGCCCCATCTTCTGTCGATGTTGGACCAGCCACTCCAGCGGGAATTTTTCAGGCCACCTTGAACGCCCCTCTTCAGGTGTCAAACCTTTGGGGATGTCGATGGCCGGCAAAGTCAGTGTGCTGCCCGCCATATCGTTGGTCAGCATGTGATGGTAAAAATCATCTGGGTGATATCTGGTGCCCAGAATATGCATCTCACCATCCGGCTCCAGGGTGGGCAGCAGGACTTTGTAAAACCATGTCTTGAGCTTTCCCCGCTGTGCCTTGGTCCGGCTGTTATCCTCATCCACCAGGTCATCGCCAATGATGATATCAAAATGCCGACCAGGAAGGGCACCCCCGATTCCGATGCACGTGAATGTGCACTCTTTGGCATGTGTGGTCCTTGGCAACACATTGGCCTCTTTTTCGTGCCACTTATCCGGGTGACGCTGTTCACCGAAAATGTCCACCAGCGTCTGGTTGTTTTCCAAGTGCCCTTTTATTTCCTTCAGGAACGTCTCAGCCTGTCCCTGTGTCTTGGATGCTATTAGGATTCTGATGTTGGGATTCTGGAGTGCCTTTTTGATCGCAAAGGTCACATCCCCCATCGTGGACTTTCCTGATCCACGCCACCCCAACGTCATAGAGTGTGGGTGTTGCTTCTGATGGTCCAGGATTTCACCGTGAAAATCCTTCACGATGTAGCCCAGAACCTTGGTGGCCAGAACGTCAGCCCGGTCCTGTTGTATCACCGCACGCCGGATCATTTCATTTTTGATCTCGATGTGCGACTTGAGACGAGTCAACATGCTGTCCCGCACAGACTGCTCCTTCACATCCGGGATGTCCACCTGGAACCTTCCCCGGAGTTCATTCAAGTCTGTGGCTTGCATTGTTTCTTTCATCACACGTCTATCAAGTCAACCAATTGCGCCGTGGGCTGGTCCGGCACTGTGAACTCCTGATCCAACCCCGCTTCCTGTATCACAACCCGAACCTCAGCCCCTCTGGCCAGGTCAGCTGTGAACTCGCCAGTGAGATAGTCCGGCTTGACCACTACCTCACGCCTGGTGATAACGCTTGGGTCCGGCCCTGCCGCTTCAGGCAGCACCGCCTCAAACAACACCTCGACACGCTCCACCCACTCAACAGTCAGGCCCAGGTCGGTGACCCGGCCCCATATGCGGCAGATGTTAGCGTCATCAGGCACCGGCACAATCCTGTATCCGAACTGGCCATCACCGATGGTGTCCATGTCATATCCGCCCCGGTCCACGATATCGTTGGGATAGATTTCATCAACCGTGATGTCCGATGTCAACGGGTCAGTGGTTACCAATGGCGGAAAAGCACACAAGCCCTGGTCAATATTCCTGGCACCCTTGAGTGCTTTGTACTCGTCATTGGGACCATACCACGTGTATTCATCAACGGCCCCCGGATTTTCAATGTGCTCTTCCATGTAGGGTGACGGGTCAGGCTTGATCTCGATGTTGCGCCGCCGCCCATTGAGGAATCCCGACCGCCTTTCATTGGGCGTGAGCGCATCCCAATAGGCTGTGTGGACCAGGTTGAACTCTGGACTTTCCTGGCTGCCCAGGAATCCATACACCTCGATCAATTCCACCAGGTCCAGCTGGGCCAGAACATACCCGATGTTGTCCGGGCTGTCGATGATCAGGCCATACTCGTCATAGATGAACTCAAGAGTGTTCTGCCACGCTTCCGTTTCCCAGTATTTTTTGCCCCACGCTTCCATGGTCAGGGTGATAATCACGATGCTGTAGGTGTTGCGCTTGTTGGTGGTCCCCACAACCATCGACTGGTCCCAGATTTCAGCGACTCCGTTCAGGAATGTGCTGTCCATGATCCTGTTGGGCAGGACTCCGTTGAGCAGACCCGTGAGCGCATCACCGCCGCTCTCGGCAACCGCCTTGATGATTGCCTCATCCTCCATGTAGAACCCAACCGGATTCCCCAGCAGGATATTCCGACCAAAAACCGATCCGGCAACGCTTCTGAGCACCACGCCATAATCGCTGAAGCGCATCCATGACTCAATGCTCTTGATCGGCCCGCCCTGATTCCAGTAAATGGACGACACAGGTGGCTTGAATATTTCGCCAAGCACGCACCTGTAAATCACGGACCCATAGGCATCATACAGCGCCGGTGTGTCATCCCAAACCGGGAAAAGCCCGGAATCATCCAGCATATTCTGGAACCCATCGGTGAAGTCAGCCGTCAGGTCCAGGTTGCAAACCGTCCCGATGGGCAAACCGGCACACATGACCTTGGGTGCCTGGATGTGAAACTGGTTGAAGCCGCTCAACAGCTGGCCCGCCTCATCCAGTTGGCCGTTGTAGATCATGATGTTTGGCACATCAATCTGGTACTTGGCCGATGGCGGGTCAGTGTTGTGGTGTGATACGATGCAGATGGCATCCCTTGGGCTGACCACTGTCAGGGCATGAGTCAGCGTCTCAAACGGCTGGGCCTTGGTCCCCGGATTCCCGTCATTGCCGTTGCGTGAGCTGACATAGTAGGTGTTTTCAGCATTGAAATTGCGAACCACCTCCCAGTAGTTGCTAAACTGTGACATTGTTCGCAGCCCCCTTTGCCGCCCTGAACCTGTAATCCCGGAGCAACGACTTGAATGCCATCTGCTTCCGACCGGCCTGAGCAGCAGCCCCAGACACGACCAGGCTGGGATGATCCCGCCAAGCCCGGAACTCATGTGGTGCCTGGACCGTCAAAAGGATTTCAGCCGCCACCGCTTCATGCAACGGGTCATCCGTGTCCAGCTTATCCAGCATGGCTTTCCTGAACCGATCCGGCACCTTGGTGTTCTGGCTCCAGTGCGTCCAGCCCCCGACATGCTTGAGGTCGCTGATTGCCAGGGTGACCATCCGATTCACCGCCGCCTGGGGCAGATTTGAAAACTCAATCGCCCTAGCCGCCGCCTTGGTGAGAAAATACTCATCAGACGGCTCTTCAGCAGCAAGCATTTCAGTGATGGCCACTTCCATGTCGGCTGGTTCAAGCCCTTCCACCCTCAGTGTGTTATATCCTATCGCCTCAGCACACGCCCCGGCTGCTTTATACTCGTTGCCAACTCTGGCCCCGATGGCAGCCACCTGCGGGTTGGACGATACGCTGAGAATGGCTGAAGCCCGCTCCAGCTTTTCTTCTTGCGTCATTCTCATCACGCCACCTCACGCTCATCTTCAATTACAAAATCCCGGATGGTGTGCGCCTCACAGCCGGTGGGCACCCAATTCTCATCCAGGGTTGTCTGCGTGGTCCGCTTGAACTCCTGCTCATCTTCGCAGTACACACGCACGTCATATTCCTTGGCCATCAGTACACCTCCAACTTGACGTTGTACAGATCAAAATCCCCGGTCCCGTCCGTGTAGAACTGCGCTTCAATCACGCAAAGCCCTTCCGTGGGGAAATTGCTGAGTGTTATCTTCTTGGGAGTGGCCACCGATTCCGTGAAGTCAATTGTGCCCAACACCTGGTCATTGGTCACATCATACAGCTTGACAGTCCCGGTCCCGCCGTTGCGCTGCTTCCCCAAGGCCATCGTCCGAACCGTCACCCCTTCAGGATACAGGTCGGCATCAACCGGAATCGGGTCAGCAACCTGCGGTGTGGCATCGCTCTTGGTCTGCTTCCGGCTCACGATGGATATGGTGTCAATCACCAATGATGTGTTTTGCTTATCAATGATCTTCTCGCTGCCACAGCTGGGGCAGTTGCTCGGTGGCGTATCATTCAGGTCCAGGGTGTAGCCGTCCTCGCCGCAATTGAGACACTTGTAATCGTGGCGCACCATGGGCTCACCGGAATGAGCAGCAACCATCGCATCCAGGGCATCAGAATGCTCCTGTGATAGCCCATCAGCGAACACCACAGCCAGGTGATCCGGTTCTGTGAACTCTATCCTGACCAAATCAGTTGTGATCCCCAAAGCAGCAAGTTCATACTTGAACCGGCTCTGGTGGTATCCTGATATGATGTATTCATATGCCTGCTCAGACATAGCTTCCCCCGATTATGTATGGCTGGCCACGATGCCGTCCAGGATGGTTTTGTCACCCGCAGACAGCTCATCCTGCCAGACCACCAAAAGTGTTTCCGGCTCTTCATCCCACCGGCAACCCTCGATGTTCTTGTCAGTCATCGCACTGGCCTCAACATCCGTGTGAATGCCAGTCAGGTCTGGCTCTGTGGCTATATTTTCATACAAGTAATCCATAGCGCTTCCCCCTTTACTGGACTAGGTGCGCCGTCATGCGAGCACGCCGGATTTTTGCTGTGCCGCCCGCTGAAGCCCCGAACTTGAGCCTGAAGTCTTGTCCAACAGCCAATAGACTCACCCAAGCAAACCCGCTGATCTGCTTGTAATAGTTGGCTGTGGCAACCTGCTCTCTGGTCTGTGCGTGAATCACCCCGGCTGTGCCCTGTTGCACCACCACATCACACGTCCGGTTGGTACCATCCGCTGTAACCTCAGCACTCCATTCGATCTTATACAGGCCCGCCTCTTTGGGAGTGAAGATCATCTGAACCTTGTCCTGGACAGTGGCCAGCGTTGTCGTGGATTCCCCTTCACTGGCCTCGGTGAACATGTCACGCCGGTCCCGCAGCCACTCCAGACCACGGCGCAGCTCATAGGATTCCGGGTCAGCATAGTCAGGGTGTGGAACCTGATCCTGCCAAATCTGCTTTGAGTTCAACATCTTGTCAAACCCATCGCCCCGGAACAGGTTGTTGCACTTTGCTATGTCAAGGAATGCCCCCCTCAGATCATCGACAACACCGTGCGTGGATTTGTTGATGATGTATTCGGTCCCCAACTGCTGCATGAAGTTGGTTGAGATGGACGTGCTTGGCCCGAACCATGACCCGCCGCCTTCATCATAGTCCACCTGCTGGATAACGTCACCCAGCAGGCACGTCTGCTTGCCGCCCTCGATGGTCAGGCTATTTCGCCCGGTCTGCCGTATGGTCCCGATGCTTGAAGCAACACTGGTCACGCCGCCAATCAGGAACACAACACTTTCATTCGCTTCGCTGCTGGGAGTGTGAAGGATGTCCAACCCAACCGTTGCACCACCCTGAAAATCCCACAACCACACCCGGTCCAAAACGAACTGCGTGGGATTGCCACCGATGTTGGGTTGTACTTCAAAGAACTTCCCGCCAGTGAACGGATGCGGCCCAAAGATTCCGGCTATCATGTTCAAGCCAAACACCAGCGACTGGCCCTTGGCCTCACACATCACATTGCCGCCGGTCCAGCCTGAAAAATCAAGCGTGCCATATGATCTGAAGTACAGGCCCACCCGGTCGGTGAGAGACAGCTTGTCTGTTACAGGGTGAATCGCCGTCTCAGCGATGACCAATACCGTCTTGGTAGGATTGGCCACCGTGTAAGCTGTCGCCTTGGCGAGTGCTGCTTGAAGTGTCCCATACTGCCTGAGCACGTCATCATCGCTGTAGTTGGGCGACACATAGAATGCTTCACCAGGCCGGATCAAGCCCATCCTAGCGTTGTTGTAATACTGAAGGTGGTCATCAGCTGCCAGGCCAAGAAGATCGGCATGGACTGAAACGCCACCGCCACCCCCGCCTTCATTTGCTCCGCCATGGCTTGACATTATTTCGCCCTCCACGCCTCAATCTGGCACGCCCCGCCCGCAGCTTCAGCCTGAAGGTGAATGCTCTGCTCACGGATGCCATCACGGACTTCCCCGCCGTCTGCGGTGCTGACCCGGCCATGGATGTTCTGCCCCTTGTCAAAGCTGAACACCAGCGCAGCTGTGCCTCGATTGAGGATAAAGATGTGCTCCATCACACCCCCAAAGTTCAACTCCAGCCAATCAGGAGCTTCAGGCACCGCAGTAGCCGGTCCCTCATAAAAATTCTTGGTTGGCGCATTCTGGCTTGATCCCATAATCAACCCCCTTGTTCATCCAGACGCTCATTCACGTCCTTTATGCCCAGCTTCAAGGCAGCCACCTCAGTGGTCAAGGACCGGCAGACCTCAATCAGCTGCTTTTCATTATCCGATTCCGCCGCCGCTTCCAACTCTCTGAGTTGGTTCAGCTTATCCTCTGACCACTGTCTGATGTCTTCCATCTTTATGATCCTGTGAGCTTTTTAGGCTCTTCAACAAGTTCAGCGTCTATGATTCCACCATCGACCAACTCATTGATCTGCTGCATCTGAACCATGATCTCCCTGGCAATGTCCAACTCAGTCATATTGCGAACGTCCAAGGACCCAATGAACTCAATCCGCTTCGCCCGCTTCTCAATGATACCCATGTCCTGGCCCTTGGAAATGATCTTGTCAAGTATTTCCGACTTGGCCTTGACAGCCCCGACCATCGCATTGTGCTGCTTGCTTGACCTGAACCCGTTGATCATCTGCTGAAGCTCAACAATACAGGACTTTTGCTCAAGCACATAATGCGCATAAACCTGGAATGTGGTCTGCTGCTGAAGGTTAGTGACGAACCTATCCAGGATCGCCCCCTGGTGACGCTTCAACTCAGCCATCTCAAGGCCCAATTCAGCAGATGCCTGTTCATCGGTCAAACCCCTCATAATGGTATCCTGGACCATATCAAGCAACTGACGATATTGAGCCTGGGTGCGCTGTGACTTACCTTCCGGCACCTGGGGCACTTGAGCAGGCAAGCCACGTGATTCCCTCAGACTAGCCGGGTCAACGCTCTGGTTGTTTAAGGTGTTGTCTGACTCAGGGCTGGTAACTACCTTGGACCTGACGACACGAGTGGCAGAGGCAGCAGGACGTTTGGCAGACGGTGGAACAGGTTTGCCTGTCACCGTTGTCTTTCTGCCCGCAATCGCCGCTGCGATGTTTTTCACGTCATCAGGCATGACAGCCCTCCACCAACAGGGTGCACCCCTGGATCATGTTACGACCCCACCGCCAGGGAGTGGACCACGCAGGATAGATATGCCTTGGCCGTCTTGCGCACGCCACACGGTGGGGCCATGGAGGTGACGACCAGACCTTGGATATGCCCTTGAGGCTCAAGCCCTGGAAAGGAGCTAACAGAGACTTGAGCCCAGAAGAAATCAGCCCAGACAACGGCCTGAGCCTCAAAGACATGTCCTGTATCTTGCTGGATAGCATGTTACTCTTTTGTTCAAGATGTGATCCGTCCCGATTTTCTGGTTGCACATGCAAACCGCCAGCCAGGGGCACGCACGCAAAAAAAACGCCGTGCGAATAAAGTCCAGTGGGGTGGGGTGGGGTCACAGCATTCCCCGGTAAACTTGAGACACAAAAACATTTCACCGCCTGTCCGGGAATCCCCCGGCGCTTGCTCAAATATCCTTTGCCAGCCCCTGAGCCTGCAGACTCCCCAGACCCGGCCTGTAAAACCTTTTCACTACCTTCCCCGGCCCCGGACACATGCACATATTCCCCGGCCCCGGACACATGCACATATTCCCCGGTGTGAGCTTTCAAAAACTTTCCGCCCTCACCTTGGTTTGCATTCACCGCTTCCCGATCCGACCCGTCCACCACCACAGCAGCTTCCAAAACATCCCGCACCACCCGGCTTTCCGATTCACCGCCTGGAATGCCAGACTTCAGATTGTCAGATGGCTTTATGGATTCCCGGATTGCCGTGATGATGGCAGCTGATAGATTATTACGGCCAGCTTTCAAAAATTTCGATATGGAGCTTGAATTATGGAATGTGTGAAATCGTGGGGCTGCATTGGCGAGTATCAGGCAACGGCCATCGGCTGCTGTGACGATCATATTGCGGTGTGTAGCCTCATACCTGATTATGTAGCCTGATGTAATCCCCTGATGACTATGTAGCCTCATTGCCAGGGGTGTAGTGTCATACCCTGGAATGTAGCCCGATGTAATGCAATGTGGCTGGTTGTAGTGCCTTGTAGCTTCCCTATTATCTGCATATGCTTCTGCAGCAGCTTCCATACGGTTTTGCCTCTGTGAAACGTATGCATCCCCCATTAGGTAGTGGCGCATATCAGATTGTGGGTTGGGTGGTCTTGGCCCATGAAGCCTGGTGTGATCTTTCAGGTTTGGGCCGGAAGGTTGGAACCTGTGGAGCTTGTGGTGTTGCCCTTCGGGAGTGCTGTGGAAGGTTGCAGCATATGACGGCTGAGTGTGTGGCACACACAGGTGGTGTGCTTGGTGATTCAGCCTGGGTGATCCATCAAGGACCGTTATGAATTCCACATCCGCCATAATCCAACTCAACTCCTGTTTCCCTTCCGTCCGCTCCATCTCACATTGTCACATATGAGCCTGTCCTTGTCCCCCTGTCTCTGTACATTGCTTCTGTTCATCTTCCAACTATCTTCACCCCGCTTCATTGTCCTGCTATAATACCTAATCCACACCCTCAAGTCAAGCCCTTTTCTATCCCACATCTGTCTCTGTCATCTACCCTTTGGAAACTTTTTTCAATCCACATGCGTGCAATGCTTGGTGGTTCAGGGAATGAAGGCGCAGTTTTACATCTTGATGTTCATCGGGCATATGTACCTACATCCTGACCCTTGACAGTTCATATCCTATCATCATGCTGTGTGTAGTGTCATCTGTCTCAGCTTCCCTCATACCTGTCTCATCCCCTCCAACTCCATTCCCATTTCATCCACGTGCATCGGCTGAGGTAGGTTGGATGATGGACATTAGGTTCAAATGCAGTGGAGCATTCCGCTGTTTGTCCAAGATGAGATGTTATGATGATCATGTAGCATCATTGCGCTCGGATTCCGCCCGCTCCAGCCCCGCCTGTAATGCTCTGGACCATCACCATTGCCCCTCGCACCTTCACCTCTGCCAATCACCTCTTAATCACGCCGCCCCTTCACCAACATCTGCCAAGTGTTCTCAAATTGGTCGCATTGACCGATCTTGACCGACATTGTGCGGTTTTTTCGGTCAATGTAGCTCAATGTTGGTCAATGTGCGTGGATTGTACAGAATTGTCGTGGATTGACCGGAATTTATGGTCAATGTCGGTCAATGTGGCAGGAAGGAAATCAGGCCCGCCCCGGCTCTCAACAGGACAGGCCCGACTCCGCTCAACGCTGGTCGGTGTAGGAGAAACAACAGGCCAACGGAAAAAACCTATTGCCAGAGCACCACCGACCTGCGGAGCTTACTGGTTATTGAGGCGTGTTGGGATCATTCCCCGGTCCTTGGGACATGGCCAGGGTCAGGTTGGCCATCTGTTCAGCCGCCATGTGTTGCAGGGTATGGCGGATCATAACATCCAGGGCATCCCCGTCCACGCTGTATGTCTCGATGATCTCATGGCCATACTTGTCCAGGATGGACTCTGCCATGTCTGGTACATCTGTCCTCCAGTATCCGGCCCCAATCCATTCACCTTCCCGTTCCAAGGCATCCTGGTAGTTGATAGCCTGTTGAGGTGTGAGCTTGACTCCCATCTTGAGCCGGACCTTGAACCACGTGACTGTATCCGGCTTTTCCGCCGCCCGCCGCTTGATATTGTTGGCTATGTCCTGCCCCTCTGCTGTCAGCCCTACCAACTCCACCCCCAGGCCAATGGGACTCATCTCAACCACCCGGACCTCGATGTCAGGTGTCAAATCCCTTCCCGCCGACTTGAGCAACAGGTCTGTGATGTCGGTCCTGAGTATGTGCCTGGTCTGCTCGGTGTTCTTGGTCCGGTAAACCTTTTCAAGCACGGGCAGCAGCCCATCGCTGAACATTTGATAATCAAACTCCATCAGCTTCACCCTCTTCATTGTATGTCCACCCAATGGCCGCCGCCTGATTCATTTCCCCTTCCACCTCAACATGTACAGGATAAACATTGGTCAAGCGCAACTTCTTGCCCTGCTTGGTGGTTATGATCCAGTCCACGCACCCATCTTCGCCCGGCACAACCTCCAGCTGCTCGGCATCATATGTCACGCCCTTGTACTTGAGCTGTCCGGTGATTGGTCTGGGATTGGGCAAGGGCAACAACTCAACCATGCTGTGTATCGGTGAGTGATCCACCTCATCCTTCCATTGCTTCAAGAACTCTGACACGTGCTTATCATCACCCATCATTCACCCTTCCACGCTTCCCGTATTTGATACAAGATGGCCCTGGTGATCGCAAGATCGCAAACTGCGCAAGGATCAACTGCACGATCATCCCCGCCACAATCTGCGCAATGGGACTCCATCACTGTTATGGCTGCTTCCAGCTTGGGCAACGGCACCACCAACAGATGTGGTGCGGGCCACGCACCCCTGTCTTGCCAAACATTATCCCTTCCCCTTTTCCCGCCTGACTTGATCCAGGGTGACCACCTTATTCTCACCACCGTCCAACACGTCCGCCTTTTCCATCAAGGACTTTGCGACATTACGTGCCTCTATTGGCGATAATGCCACATAATCACCATCTGTGGTAAAGACCATGAGCACGTGTTTGTCGTCCATTCCTACACCCAAACGGTTTGCCCTCGGTGGTTTTTTATCCGTCTTGTCCTCAGCCATCGTCATCCTCCAAGGCAGCCGCTTCCTGCACTGCCAAATCGCCCTCCAGGGCATCAATGTAGGTGTCGCACTCATCCTGGATGGCCTTGAAGTTGGTGATAGCAGTTGACAGGCTCACGCTTCGATCTGCATGAAGGTTGGACAGCGCATCCAACACCCGCTGATACAGCACTTCACTCTTGTCCGCCATCACACACCTCACACACAATGTTATCTTTATCGGTCAAGCAGGTCCAGCAGACGTTCCGGTGGCAATATTTACACCCGAACAACTCTTCAACCTCTTCACCGCAAATGTCGCACTTTTCAAGATCACCATCCATGGCCCTTCCCCTTCACTGAAACCGTGTACAGCTTCCGTCCATTTCGCCGTCCGGGCAGATCATCTCATCACCAGCCACGCCGCCGCCCCACTTCATCATGCGCTGATCCACAAGGGAAAAGAACACCATGTTGGGCCGGTCCAGAGTGAACTCATTCATTTGCCCGTCCTTGATCGGACATGCCTGGAAGTGGCAATTGGACAACGCCCTTCCCCCTTTATTGCCAAGGGTATCCACAAACTGCCCCACCAACGCCCCGGCCATACATAGGACACAGTTGACGTCATCTGATGGTGCCTCCAGCATTAGGTCAATGCTCAAGATGTGTAGCCGCACTTTGTTCTGTGTCGATGAACAAGGCGTGCCAAAATCCCGTGTCTGATAGGTGAAGTTGGACCAACACCACCCGGTCCTGGCATACTGCTCCAGCCCGCCAAACGTGTACACCCTGTTCTTGATGACCTTGTGCATCGGCTGGCCGGTGAAGGCGGACAGGTCACGCAGCACCTGTTTTTCCCGCCGCTCATCCTCATGCCGACCTTCCCTGTTATCGTTCAGGCCGGATGGCACGGTGATGGACCCGGTGATGAATACCTTCACGCCGTCACCTCCACGCTCATCCGGTTGGAGTATTGCTCACGCTCCACTTTGAATCCCTTTTCCCGCAGTTGCTCGGTGGCTCTGGCGCAATTGGCCCCGCACATGAACTCGCACGCCCACCACGGTTTGGAATCACCCAAAACCGATCCGCCATATGCGGACACCGTGGACTTCACAACCCGCTTTGGGTCCTTTCCGTTGCCTTGTCGCCCGCCACTCATTGCTTCTGCCTTTTGAGTTTGTCCGCTTTGGTCTTGGTTGCCTTGGCCTTGGGCTTTTCCGCCGCCGTCCCGGTCCTGGCCTCTGCCAGCGACTTGGCCTTGCGCAATTCCTTTTCCTTGACCTTTTTCCAGCCGTCCTGCTCGGTGTAGTGGTAGCTGGTCTGAACTCCGTTGTCCGTGACCATAACCTTCCAGTGATCCGGTCGCTTGGAGCATTCCACTTTGGCACCGTCACTGATATCGCCAACGACATCAGTCAACAGCCCAGCCAACAATTCCGCTCTGTTCATCTCCATTCCCCCTTGTCTGCTGTTAGTTGTCATCCACCGACACCCGCCAGTTGCCGCCGTCCAGACGTTCCGGGTCACACAACGCAACCAACTCGTGGTCACCTGCGCTGTTTGTGACCTTGCTTCCGTCCGGCTCTGTCATCCTGAAGGTGTCACCCTTCCTGATGTTCTCAAACGGCACCTCATTCCAATCGGTCCCGTTGAACACCTCACATTTCCTGAACTTGGTCACATCAGCCATCGTCACAACTCCTTGGGCAGCAAATCCCGGAATCTGAGGTGCTCCGGCTCCACGCTTTCCCGCATGACGTTGATGCGAATCATGTTGCCGCCCAACTCTTCAACCTGTGACCAATAACCACGCTGCTGATGTATTTCCCTGATGGTGGCTGCCACCTTCCCGCTTTCGATTCCTTCCCGGAATCTGAGCGTGATGATGTATTGCTCTTTGGCAGTCCCTTCCCCCGCCACCAGCCAGACAACCACATCCGCTATGAGCAGGATGTTGTCTGGTGCTTCCGCATCTGGTGATGCCCAATACAGGGACAGCTGTGGACCTTCCAGCCGCTTGAGTGTGGTGCGGATTCCTGGACTGCCTTCAGGTGTCCCATCCATATGTATTGTCACCTCTGCCTTGATATTGACCAGCTTGAAGTTAAATTCCGGCCCGATTGGCGGATGTGGCTTCACTGTGTAGCTGAATGCCAGGATGCCATGCTCCATCTCATCGCCCAGGAGCACTATTGGCAGGTCATAGTTTTTGGCCATCATCATCCTCCACGTGGGTGAAATGCTCCCTGTACTTTGCCAGCACTTCCATCCGGTCCCCGTCCGGCCCGATCACAAATGGGTTGCCCCACTTGCTTCCCCTTCCGATGTACACGTCATATGCTTCCCGCTTCAAGTTGACGACTGTGGTGTTCACCCCTGAAACATCCCAGGAAATTCCACCTCAGCGCCACAGACCTCTTCAGCGTTGTTGATGGCATTGTCTAACTCGTCAATCGCCGTCTCAAGCATCTCATAGGTCTGTGTCTGCTGAAGATTTTCAGGCATGTTGTCCCGCCACGACTCTAGCTCATCCTTGAGTGATTCCAACTCGTTTTTGCCAGCTTCGACATCACCGATGGCATCACTGAATCGGTCCGCACGACTGGGGTTGCGTTTCCCCTTCCGCTGCGGCTTGTTATACCCGGCTGCCGCTTCACCCGGTGTCATGATCTCATCGCCGTTGTGGCGTGTGATTTTGGACCCTTCCGCCGCATGGAACAGGTACACGACCGGATCACCCAGCCCCCAGACTTTGGCGGCCACGTTGTATCCTTCCGCCGCCCCGTGCGATGTCTGAAATGTTTCGACTGTCACGCTGGATAAATCGCCGTCCAGCTTCCCTTCCGCCACGTCCTGGACCAGTGCCTCATTCAGCTTCTTGAACGCTCTGGTCTGATCAATTTTTTCCAATCCCATTTTTCAACCTCCATTCTTGTCTATAATCTCTGTATCCACGTGGGCCCAATTTTGTAAGGTTGGCAAAATCCGCCAAGCCCTCTGTGGACATCACTTGAGGAAAAAACCCAAAACGCAATGTTGTCCAAAGCATCCAGTGTGCGTTTTCCACCTTCATGTTTTCATATGCCCGCCACCGACTCCGTTTGAGTGCTGCTTCAACATCTTCAATAGGAATGTGGAGCAAGCACGCTTCACCCGGCACTGTTGGGTCTGGCACATCACATCGCTCATCCGTCCATTGCCGCTCTGGAAATGACTTAGCCAGTTGCGCTTTCCGCTTCCCAACATTTTCAAGTCCATCCTCAATTAAGACCGCTGCCACATCAAAGTCAATTGGGTCAAGTCTGGGCTTGAAATATCTGCGAGCAAATCGCAACGTGCCATCCGCTTCCCGCTTAACTTCAACTTTGGCCGGTGGATTGCCCATCTGTGTGCTCCTGTTCAGCCCCGGCCTTTCACACCTTGGATGGGTCTGTTAATATCTCCAGCCCATGCTGGATCAAGTCACGCACATTGAACTTGGTCACAATAACCGGATCATCCGATGTTTCAATTGCGGCCCGAACTGCCATGCAATCATCACGATATGCGCACGGTGCTGTGCCATTCCCGGTCCCATCGCATTGTGACACGCCGGACTTGTACTGGCCCATGCACGGATGAATTGGCTCAGGCGGAATCATCTGGTTGACCTTTTTCTCAACGAGTGATTCAAGCATCGGCTTCAGATCATCCACCAATTTTGAAGTGACTTCGCTGATGATGTCACGCTTCAAGACACCCAACTTACTGTTGAATCCATCCAGGACAGCTTGTGGAATCCGCTCACCACACTCATCCATGATGTCTTCAATCAACTGATGCCTGAATGAAGCAGCAACTGATTCAGACTTGGCTGATGTTTCCTTGACCCGCTTCGCCCCATCTGCCACACCAGCCGTCTTGGATTTGAACGCCGCCCTGGCCGTGGCTGTCGCCTTGGCCGTGGCTGCCGTCCTGGACTTGGGCTTGCCTGCTGTTCTGGTCGGCAACTTGACCATCGGATTGGGCACGCCATTCTTGTTCATATCACTTATGGCCTCTTTGACGTGCTTGTCCCAATTTTTCCCAATCACGCCATCAGCGTAATTTGACCTGGCAACTGTTATCCGTCCGCAATCGCCATTCACTTGACGGTGCTTCTCACAGACAACTTTGTATTGATCTTCTGTCAGTTGCATCCTATATCCGCCGCCTTTGGGTGGCACAACCCCGGCAGCTTTATCATACAGCACAGTTTCACTTCCGTCACCGAACAACTGCACATTCCTGATTGGCACCAACACAACCAGCCCGTCACTGATTCTGATTAAAGGAAACAATGTGACACGCCTGGACACGTTGTGCTTTTCCGCCTTAATTTCCACGGTGAATTGTGATCCACCACCCTTGTATGAATATTTCGCTTTCGTCATTTTTGACGCCTCCATTTGAATATTGTTCTGTTAGCCTATTTGGCAGCCGTCTCAATAGCCTTGACGACCTTTCCCCATTTTGCGCTAACACGTTCTAGTTGCTGCCTCTGCTCTGTTTCCTTTTGCATTGTGGCATCCCATGTCGGCTGATCCAAATGTGCCAGGATGGCTGTCTCCGTCAACGAGACAAGCACACTTGGGTCCAATGCATCCAACTCCCAGGACTCAATGCCATAGTTCAA